TGAATCCTGAAGGATCTTCCCGATCTGCTCGCGTTGATCCTGTATGGCCATGCGCTCACGGGTCCACTGGTCCGGATTGGTCTGCCGTAGTGTCTGCATGCGCTCGGAATTGACATTGCCGACAAGCACGTCGAGCACCTGAGACAACACGCCTTGCGTATTCTGCATAGCCGTGTGCAGGCTTTGGGCCACCTTGGTGTGAGCTTCCACAAATGACCGGCGCTCCTGCGCAAGCCCTTGTGTTTTACGGTGATAGTCCTCGTTGCGCTGATAGCCTTGAATAAGCTCGTCTCGCGAAACCTTCAGCTTTTCACCGTTGACCGTGACTTCGAATTGATCCTTGGATTGGGCGCGGCTCTCGCCGTCTTCGCCTTCGTCGGAGTCGTCATCTTCGTCCGTGTCGTCATCGCCGTCGTCTTCGGATTCTTCGCTATCGCGATTGGAACCGGAACCGGCTTCGTCATCGTCTTCGTACTCTTCGCCGTCATCGTCGGAATCGTCATCGACGTCTTCGCGGCGGCTGCGCTTGTCTTCACGCTCGTTTCGGTCGTTGCGCCTCGATTTGCTGGAAAGATCCCGCTCATCGGCTTGGATCACATCATCAGCAAGACCGGCATTTGCAATGTCCCGTCCGGCATCACGCGCAGAATACTCTCTTTCGGGAGGCATAAATTATCCTATGTTGAAAATCAACTGTCTTTAGCTTGTAACCTTTTCGCCGCCTTGTTGGCAATAGGCTGATAAATCGTGCGTTTCAGCTCCATGAGCGCTTGGAAACGGTAGAGCGCGGCAAGCGCATCCTTTTCGCCCTTCTCCGTGCCGTCGAGCGTCACCGCCTCCAGGTCGGAAAGGTGCTGCTTGTAACAGGCGTCGAAGAACTCGGTGAACACCGGATCGCGGGCCAGCCGCTCGGCCTTGCTGGCAAGGATGTCATCGCTGGCGTTGCGTGTCGGCGGCGCGGCTTGCGCTTTTGCAGGTCTACGCGCCACGTGTCACCGATTTGGCAGAATGCCGCCACGTCAGACGGGCGCGAAGCTCGGCGCGGGCCATTTCTTCGTCATGTCCGTAGCCCGGCTGCTTGGCTTCCTTCACGAGTTGCCGCAAAGGCATCTCCGAAAATCTCACGTATGCTTCCCCATTCGTCACGCCGCTTCCTTCCATGTTTATGTGCTCTGCCACTTTTGCAGGTCTACGCGCCATCACTACCCTTTAGAAACGCCTCTAACCTCCGAGCGGCATGTAAAAGATTATCCGCCGACGATGAGGGTTCTTTGGATGCAAACACCAGCTTAACCGCCAGCTCTAATGCAATCTTGCGCCGTTCTTCGGCTCTCACCTCTAATGCGTGCTCTCTGATTGCCTTAGCCTCCCCTGTGTCCACTACGCCGCTTCCTTCCCTGAGTTTTTGCCCTCGCTCATGCGATCACCCGCGCGCTTGAATTCGTCTTCACTGGAGCTTTCCGCCGCCTGTTGGCTGTGGAAGCTGGCGCGGTGATTAAGCTCCGTGATCTGCGCATCGGCGAGCGCCAGATCCTTTTGCAGTTTCAGATATTTCTGCGCCATTTCGTCGATCGAGTTAAGCTGATCGGTGAGCTTCATGGTCTGCTCTTCGTCCTTGCGCGCCTGTTCGCGCTTCTCCATCTCGATCTTGTGCGCCAGCTCGGCATCGCGGCGCTTGGCATCGGCGGCAAGGCTCTGCGCCTGGGCTTCGGCGCTGATCATGGCCGGGTCTTTCTGCGGCTCCGGCGGCTTCCACCCGGGCTGGTTCGGATCGATGAAGTATGAGTCCACATGGCCCATGTTCATCGCGTCGATAAGCTGCTTGAAGGTGTTGTGGATAACCTTCTGATCGGCCAAACCCGCCGCCATCGCTTCACGCTGAACCTGGAGCAACGACATGGCCAGCGTGATCATCGCCTGCTTATTGTTGAACCCAAGGCCAACGTTGACCTTCATGTTCGAACGTTTTTTCCACGTGCTCGGATTGGTCGGTACGAAGTTGCCGTTGATCTCAACTTCGTCCTTATCCGTGAAATAAGTGCGAAGCAGATAGTGGATCTTCTGCATCACCTTTTTCAGGCCGGTCTCGGCAAGCAGCCGGGCCAGCAATTCGAGGCGCTGGCTGGCCTGATCCATCGCGCCGACGAATGCGCCAAGCGTGGAATCCTTCAGCACTTCCGGGTCCAGCGTGATCTCCGGCGCAACGCCTGTCCGCTTCGGCACACGGTCATTCACATGCTGAATGGCCGGCACCATATCGCCAAGGATCGATTGCACCTGCTCCGGCATAACGCCTTCTTGCGGAACGCCCCGGCCAACCACAACCTCGCTCTCGGCGTCGAGCAGCGCATCCATCGTGGAATTGTCGGACAGCAGCCATTTGGAATTGACGTATTTGCGCCGGACGTTCTGCTTGTAGATGTTGTCGAGCATCTGCCGGGTAAGCGTTGACATCAGCTCTTGCAGATCGGCCACCGCTTCGGCGTAGGACATGCCGATATGCTTGTGCGGCATCAGAATAGCCGTGGCGCTCACGATCGGCTGATAGTCGATCTCGTCCTTTTCAAGCACCTTCGTGCCGACCATCACAACCTTGCGCAGCTCGGATATGTTGTCATCATCCAGATCTATGCGGATGTAGCACTCGTGCACCCAGAACAGTTCATCGGCGGGGAGGCTGGAGTCTTCATCGTCATCGTCCGGGCTTTCATCCTCGTAGAAAAGCCGGTTGACCTCTTCATCGTTCCATGTGTCGTCATCGGTCGGGCCAACGTCTTCAAGCTCGTCTTCGTCGTAGCCTTCCTTGATCAGGTCGGAGCGGGATTTCTTCATCCGTATGCAGACGAAATTCGCCTTGTCCACATCCAGATTGGTGTAGCCGTGTTCGACAAGCACATGGTCCGGAGAGATTGGCGTCACCTCGATCCGGCGGCGCACGCTGGTGGTCATCACATGCAGGTCGTAAAGCTGGATGTCCGACTGGTGCCGCGTTTTCTCGCACTCGGTCAATTCGAATTCGGCCGTATCGTCCACTTCGCCAATCTGCGCTTGGATCGCGTCGGCAATGTCCTGCGTGATATAGGCGAAAACCTGCGTATCGGTGTCATCGTCTTCCGTCATGGCAACGGCGACATACCCGTTTGGGTACATCAGCACGTCTTTGAGCCATGAATACAGGATCATGAAGCCGGATGTGTCTTCGTTGCCGTCGTAGAACCAATAGTTCACCACATCGGTTTCATGCTCGGCCTGCTTCACGTCCGCCGCGCCAGATGCGCGGAATTCCACGGCTTTCTTGCCGCCCATGAACACGCGAATAAGTGCAGGCAAGCCCCACTCGATCGCCTCGAACACTTCACGGGAAACATACTTGGAATATCCGTCGCGCGCGGTGCCGTACAGCTCGCCGTAATAGCGATCGAACATCGCCTGGCGCACATTCGTCACGTCGCCGTCTTCCGAGTTTATCGCTTCGGAAACATAGCGCTGAATGCGGCGGACGAGATATTTATCGTCAAGCATGAGTTAGGCACCAATGGTACAATTGGCTGTGCGCGGGATGAAGAAGCGTATGCGGATCATCGGGCAAGGCATGAACGTGAACCTTTTAATTGAACGGCTCCGGCTACTCGTGCGAAGAGTGAACCGGAGCCGCCTGCACACTCCCCGGAAGGAGGGGGAGAAACTTACTTCTTGCCGCCGGACTTCTTCGTGCCATCGCCCTTGGGAAAGCCGCTGAGCGTGGCGGGCTTGCTTGTCGATGTCTTGTGACTGTCCGAACCGCTGCCCAGGCCGCGTTTGCCGCTGGTGCCGCGTCCGCAGCCCTTCATGCCTTTTGCCATTTACGTCCTCCAATCGCGCGCCGCGCGTTCATGCATGTTCGCCTTGTTCCGGCCGCGCGATGATTCGCTTGCGCGTCGCGCCAGAACGCTACTCGCAGACATTACGTTATCCTTTTGCGCCTGTCCATCCATTGTGATGTGGCCACGGATCTGCATGAAGCTGTCCGCGCCATGCTTGTGCACAGTGCGCATGAGATTGGGCTGGAATTCCTGCAAACGGTCGTCGAACCGGAAGCGCACATTTTCCAGACACGCAATGCCTTTCGCGCATCGCTCTTCATCGAACCACACATTACCCATCACGTTGCGCGCCATATCGATCGCTTCCATCTCGGATGCGATCCGCTCGACAACTTCGGTCGGATGCAAGCCCAGATCGTTAAGCACCTCTTCGCGCGTCTTGGCATCGGCGCGTGTCAACTCCACAACTTCGGCATCATGCGGGAGATAGTGTGTTCCATACGTGTACGGAAGATCGTTCAAGAGGTATTTCGAATAATGGTCCAGCCCGTGGAAATTGTTCTCGTAATAATCGATGAAGCGTAACTCATGGCCGATGTGTTGAAAGAACCATATGGCCATCTTGTCGTTGCGGCCCAGATCCCAAAGCGTATGGACGGGATAGTTGCGCGCCCAGCGGACTTTCGTGATTCGCCGGTCGCGTCTGAGATTGGCCATGATCCGCGAGAACGGTGCGCCCTCGATAACACCGCGAAACGCCTCCATGTCCGTGCTTGGGAACTCACGCCACATCCTTTCGCGCTGCTCCTTGCGCTTCTTGATGTACCAATTCTGCTGGTGCTGCGTAAGGATTATGCCCTCTTCGCGCGCAAGCGTCTTGAAGTATTCGCGGTCGTCGTCATCCGGTTCAACATGTCCGGCAAGCTGGTATTGCGACGACTCCCACCACGGAAAAAAGAAAAACTTGTAATCCATCTCCGTGAGCTCTTCGCCGCGATCGGCAAGCCGCTTGGCTTC